TTGGCACTGTTGCCCAGCTCGCTGATGATGTTAGCGGCGGTGGCAGTGGTGTAGGTGCGGCCGGTGGTCGGGGTCACGGTGACCACGCTCTCAACGCTTTGGGCAGCGGTGAGGGTGGTGTCAGCGTTGCCGCCAGCCAGAAGGACGTAGCCTTCTGTGGCACGGCCAAAGTTGGCCTGCTCCAGTTCAAAGATGGATGCCATCGTTAGTTACCTCAGAAGTTGGGGTTGGAGACGATGGACACGATCCCAAGGTTCTTGGTCTCGTACACCTGAGTCCAGTTGCCAACGGTCTCCAGCGTGGCGCGGGAGGGGTTGACACCACCAGCGGTGTAGGACATGCCCAGCGGGTGGAACAGGTTGTGCCAGTGAACCGACATGGCATCGCTCAGGGCGAGGATGTCACGGTCGGTTTCAGTCACAAGGCCGGATTGATTGCCGCTGGCCAGAGCGCCAGGGGTGAACAGATAGGACGCATACTGCGTGCCATCGTTGTTCACATCATCCGACACCAGAACCTGCATCCCCATGTAGAAGGGAACGGTGGCGTTGTTGGTGTAAGCACCAGCCACGCTGCCGCCGAACACAGGCGCGATGCCGGTGGTGGCTTCCGTGCCGCCGCCGCGTGCCTCGTCGTTGGTCACGTAGTCAATCGCCTTGCGCTCCACGAGGTCGTAGAACGTCTTGCTGTGCATGGCGATCACGCTCAGCTTCTCGCCTTGGTCGCCCAGGGCAGCGCGAGCTTCAGCCACCTTGCCAGGGCTCAGGGGCACAGCAGTGGCGTTGGAGTCAATCGCCAGAGCTTTCAGCGCACCGGTGGTGTTGCTGGTCAGCGGACCAAAGACGCCTTTGAGGATGGCGAACACATCCTTTTGCTGCTGGTGGCTGATGTAGTCAGCGACCTTGCGGCCGATGGCTTGCATCGGGTCATCGCCAGCGGCGAGGGCGGCCAGGGTGCGCACTTCCCAGGCGCGGCCACGGTGCAGGACCGGGCAGATTTGCTTCTCAGCGCCGATCTTGCCAGGGGTGAGGCTGGCGGAATCGCTCAGCACTTCAGCGTCGCCGCTGAGGTTGGCGGTCCAGGACGGGACGTTTACGTAGTCGCCGCCTTCTGTGGCGTTGAGGATCTCCAGAGGTTGGATCACGCCGCTGTTGAGGAAGGCCGACCGGGTGGTGACAGCCTCGTCAACGTAGGCAGTGAAAACCTCGGGAACGATGATGTCGCTCCGAAGGGTTGCCATGATGATGATTTAAGAGGGGTGGTTGGTGGCCACAAGCCGTTGGGTCAGCACAGCCGTCCCTTTGGCTATAGCTTACCGTTTCGCTTCTGATTTCAACTTGGCGTAAAGGTCGGGGTTGGTCTTGAACAGACGCCCCTGTTCGGTCAGGTTGTAATGCTCAGGGCTAAACGGGTTTTTCATGCCGGCGGGCACCACGGCGGTGCTGCGGCTGCCGGCAGGCGCACCGGTGCCTTGCGGCTTGGGTGCTTTGAACAGCCAGGGTTTCTGCTGCTGCAGCTGGCCCATCCACTCGTCGATCGGCAGCTCTTGGTAACCGTCCTTGTAGACGGGCTCCCCGTTGTCGTTGAGGGTCAGGCTGCTGCTGTGCAGACGCAGCACATCGCTGGGGTCATGCACCTGATCAGCGAGCTTGGCCACCACGCGGGAATCAAGGCGTAGGTTGCGCACCTCACCCTGCAGCTTCTCAATCTGCTGCTGGTAGGAGCTTTCGCGGTCGCGGAATTGCTGCTCGTAGGTCTTGAGGGCGTCTTGGTACTGGCCCTTGGATTCCAGCTGCTGCTGCTCCACCTTGCGCTTGAACTCCAGCAGCTCCTGCACATCCACGCCATCGGGGATCTCGGGGAGCTTTTTCTGGAGTTGCTTTTTCTCGTTGAGCAGTTCTTGGTTCTTGCGGCGCATGGCCTCCAGTTCAGCTTGGAGGGCCGTGGTATCAGAGGCGGACGACTCCACAGGAGTGTCCAGCTGTTCTTCAGGCATGGATTAGCCCACAGGGCTGGATTGCTCCGTAGGTTGCCGATCAACGCTCGGCAGCTCCTGCAGCGCACCCTGCAGCTGCTGCTCTGTGGCCTTCAAGCGCGACTGCTGCTGTGCGGCGGTGGCTTCAATCTCAGCGTCCACGTTGAAGTCGTCGTAGAGCCACTCACCATCAGCCAGCTGGATCAGCAGGGTTTCCTGCGTGATGTCGCCGGCATTGCGCAGCTGGATTAGCTGCTGCACATGCGCCGGCTCCAGCGTCTTGGCCACGAAGTCGTTGTTGACCATGCTGCTGCCGCCTGTAGGCAGGTTCAGGAAGCGAGCGTGAAAGCGCAAGCAGTTGTCAATCAGATCCTGCAGGCCGAGGGCCACCTGCATCAGGGCCGCATCGCCTTGGCTGCGGTCAATCGCCTTGGACTGCGCCGCCTGGTTGGTCATGTTCTGACCGAGGATCGCGGCCAGGCCCAGCTCGGCGATCTGCTTTTCGATGCGCTCCAGCTGCTGCAGCTGGAAGCCATAGCTGGTGCCCTGCGGCTCAACGAACTCAGCGCGAGCATCCACCGGCAAGGCCATGGCCGAATCCGGGCCGGCGGTGATCTCGTCCAGCTCGGCCGGCACGCCGTAGAGGTGGAAACGCGGCACCGCTGCCAGGTGCAGCTGGTTGCTGAGGTCGGAGCCGACGCGGTAGCTCTGCAGGTTGAGGTGGGCGATCTCCTCCAGCGGCGGGGTGGACTCCATGAACGCTGTGCGGTTGCTGTAGGCCACCGCAAAGGGGATCTCATCGAGGGTGGTGGTGCCTTCGCTGATCAGTTCCCAGTCACGGGTGCGGCTGGCCTGCTTGCGGTACAGGCGGAACGCACCGGGTTCCAGCACGCGCACCTGCTCCACCAGCTCCTCGCCAAACTCGCCGTAGGGCACCACCACCCGCTCCAGCAGGCGCAGCTGCGTCAGCTTCTGCGTGCCACCCACCACATCGGTGCGCCAGCCGAGGATGTCTCGCGGGGTGTAGCCCACCCAGTACGGGCGGTTGAAGTCCTGCACCGGGCTGTCGTCGCCCTCGTCGCCTCGGGGGAAGTCCACCAGCACGCCGACGTGGCCGTAGCGGATGCAGGTGCGGGCCAGCTGGTTGGCGTAGACGTTGAGGTCATTGCCCTGCAGGTCCACATCAAAGAGCTGCTCGCTCATCACATCCGGCACGTTGTCGAGGCGGACCGGTTTGCGGGTCAGCATCCCGGCCAGCATCTGCTCAGTGCGCGCCAGGTACGGCGGGCAGACGGACCGCAGCAGGCGTGCCCGGTAGGCCTCGTCGGATTCCTTCGGCTCCTGCGGCAGGTAGCGGCGACCAGCGGCCTGCAGCTGCAGCGTGCCGCCAGTCAGCTCCTCAATCAGCTCCCAGCGGGGTTGCATCCGCTGCCAGGCAATGCCGGGATCGTGAACCTTCAGATCCTGCAGGCTGAGGATCGGGGTCAGATCAGTGGCAGCGAGCGTATGCACAGCGCTTTTTGCCTAGGTTTCCGATCAGTAGAGCCGCAGGTTGCGCACCGCCTTGCCGGCCGAGGCCTTCCACGGTGCCACCGGGTCGTAGACGCCGATGATGCCGTAGGACAACGCATCCCAGCCGTGATCGTGGCCTGATTCCTTGTCCGGCATGTTGGTGCCATCCTTGAAGGTCAGGTTGCGCAGGCTCTTGATTGTCTGCTTACAGCGTGGGTGGATGAACAAGCGGCGGTTGCCGTTGGCATCGCAGACCATGGCGTTGATGGCATTGCGCTTGTCGTCCTGCATGTAGGGGCGCTTGTTCTCCGACACCCAAAGCCCCCGCTGACGGAGGATGCCATGGTCGGTCTTGCCGCCGGCTGAGGTCTTGCGGGCATGGCCCGTGGGGTCTGGGTAAACGCGGATCGTGCGGTCGGGGTAGCGGCGCAGCAGCTCCGAGGCTGCTTCATCCGTGTGCGTCTCACGAATGTGGATCTCGTCGAACGCATGGAACTGGTTGCCGACCTTCTGGCCGATGATCCAGTGCATCGGTGAAACGTTGAAGTCAGCGCAAACGATCAGCTCACCGCCAAGGTCTTCCAGGTCGTCGCGGATGTTGTCGTCGTTGAAGTCAGGGACAACGCGGCCGACGAGGTTGACAAAGGAGGCCTCGTATTCCTGAGAGAAGGTACGAGGGTCAAGGGTGCGGCGGGCAGCCTCGATCTCGTCAGCGCTGACCTGGCCACCTTCGAGGGTGTTGAAGGTGAAGCAAGAGGCTTGCGGGTCGTCGTCAGCAGCGTCCCAGGCTTCAGCGAACCAGTTCAGGCCGGCGGGTGTGGTGGTGAACCAGGCAGGGCCCTGCTGATCCGAGAGGGCAGGGCGCAAGACCATGGTCCAAGCGTCTTCGCGGACGTAGGCGGCCTCATCAATGACGCAGCCTGACAACGAAATTCCGCGCAGGCGGTCTGGGTCTTCGGCGCCTTTGAGGTAGATGGTGCTGCCGTTGGCAAGGTGAACCGACAGTTCGGTTTCGTTCTTGCGGTCAAAGACCTCGGGCGGGACCATCTGCTTGAGCTGCACCCAAGCGATCTGCTTCGCCATGCGGTAGGTGGGCGCGACGTAGTAGAAAAGGCCGCCGGGGCGCTCCAGGCCCCAGTTGATGAGGCGGGTGAGGGAGAGGTAGGTCTTGCCAAAGCGACGGCCAGAGCAGAGGTAGGTAAAGCGGGTGTTGGCGTCGTAGACGGTGCGCTGGGGGTCGGTGAGAGAGGTGTAAAGCTGCTGCTGAAGGGCTGCAAGGCGGTCGGCGTGCGCCGTTGGCTGCATGAAAGCACCGACCAAGGCATTAGGCGCGACCTCGTAGTTGAGACCCAGCATCAGGTCATTTCAAACTTGAGAAGTGAGGCCTGCGCCTTGAGGTACTGAAGAGCTGCCAGCCGGTTTTGCGTGGTTACCCGGTCGTCGCGGTCATCAGGGTTCAGCTCTTGCCACATCCAGTCCTGCATCTCGGCAACAGCCTGCGCCAGCCACTCGGGCCGTGCAACTTCAAGGTCGCGGTCTAGCAGCTTGCGAGCCTCTGCAAGGTAGTTGTCTGCGGTTCTATCGCTTACTCCCCACTTTTTTGAAGCATGTTGAACGATGCGAAAACGTGAGGCGCCTTTAACCAAAAGGCGATAGACCTCATGAATCCGCTGTATTTTTTCGTGCTCGGAGGTCTTAACTGCCATGGCCGGAGTTTAACCGGAAGCGGGCATCAAGAGGATGCCGTCTGCCGCGAGGATGTTCAGTCGCAGTTCGGCATCGTCCAAGTTGTCGGCCCAGATGCTGGCCATGCGAGGGTTGCGCTCAGGGTCTACGCGGTAGAGGAAGAGGTACTGCCCCTGCAGGGG